AAGTATTCTTGCTATCCTTTAAAAGAATTAGAACCTATAGAAGTTAAAGGAAAATCAAAAGCACTTAGAGTTTATACCTGGATTTAAAAATTATAAAAGTTTCTATTTATAGGCACTATATTTTTTTCTTCTAATAAAGGAACAGATATAGATATTCTTTTAGATAAGGGTATAGCAGAATGGCCTATTCCTTTTGGAATGTAAAGCATATCTCCTGCAGTTAATTTAAAAGTTTCTACATCTTTTGCATTGTTTTCAAAACTATTACAGACTGTCCATTGTACTGAGCCAATGCAATGTACAAGAAAATTATCATCATGATCTATATGTGGGCGAAAAGATTTTCCTTTAGAGTTTCTACTACAATAAAAATGAGCATCACATGCACCTTTAAATTCAGTCTCTATAGCTTGTGCTATATCTGAAATATTTTTAGTAAGCATAGATGCTTTAGTTAATATAATAGATCCATTGTTATTCCAAAGAGTATGTAAATATTTTTTATCAAAGTAATCTTTTCTAGCCCATGAAGTTTTAGATCCTTGATAAAGATTATTTTTTTCCATACAAAGTTTTTTACCATTGGGTAGTATAGCTTGTATGCCTGCTACTGCTCTATCATTATTAATGTAATCAGAAAGTCTATGCCAAGAAATAATATTACTGTACATAAATCTTCTAAATCTATTGCCTTTAATAACACAGAATTTTTTATCTTTGTATTCTGTTTTAAATTCATCAACAGACATAGGCTCAATTAAACTTTTAAAGTCTAACATTATGCTTTTCGCCCATTTAAATCCGCTTCTATTTTATTATGTACACTGTCTAATTCTCTGGTCGCGCTTCGGATTGTGGACTGTAACAGGTTAAAATCTTCTTTAGTTAAATGCTTTTTTAATTTTGTAATGTCTGTACTTGTACGTTCAGTAATTAACTGTCCTTGTTTATTAAACAAAATTGCATACGCTAATAGCTTTGCTTCTTCCCTTTTTATTCTTGCCACTAAATTATCTCACAAAATCCTGCAGTACACGCAAGCTCTTTAGTACTTTCAGTATTATCTTCTGTTTCATACTCTGTTATCTTAGACCAGTCTACTGTGTCTGTAGTTTTCTTTAACCATTTTCTATATTCATTGTAAGTTATCTCTTGATAAGGAGCTTGTTTATAAGAGTGATCTGAGAAAGGTAAAAAAGATATACCAGATGTTTCATCTAAATTTTTATAAACCCAAGCTCCTACATCTAATTGTTCTTCTTCTTTAACTGAAATTGTTACAGAAGGTTTATGCTCACACCATTTATCTTGATATTCTTTCCAGATATTTAAATGTTCAATAGCTGATATATCTTTTCTAGTTAACGCACCTTTAGGACTCTTCATAGGAAAGTAAAAAACATAAGTGTGTTCTGGTTTAGTAAGATCATCTTCATAATAGACTCCTGCATCTACCATTAGTTTTGCTAAAGGATCTTTCTTATCTGCTCTGACGGTGCGGAGGTAGTATGGGCTATGTCTAGTGTGAATACCAGAAGCACTATTGACCAGTTGACTTACTGTTCCGCTAGGTTTAACGCAGGTAATCGCTGCGGATTGGGGGATACCTAGTTTCTTAGCCCATACTTTATTAACTGATATTGACAGATCTTTTAATTCTTGTAAATCTATCTTGCCGTTTATCATATTAACATTGTCCATTATACCTGTAAGTGATACACCAAGCAATGATTCTTCTGAAGTATTGTGTTTCCATTTACTTGTTAAGTATCTAAAGTTTGTTAGCGTAGCCTGGAATGTACCAAGTATAGTAGCTGCTTCTATCTTAGTTTTTAAAGTATGCATAGTATCATCAGCTCTTACTACAACCTCAGTAAGATTACAGAACTGTTTATTGCGTAGAATAATTTCACTACAAGGATTAGTACCAAAGTCTGTATACTCTTCTCGCCTACCATTCTTAGCTGCTTGTTTCTCTGCTGCTTGTCTATTAAAGATACCGCGCTCACCGCTTTTAGATTCATACAAAGACAACCATTCACGCATAAAAGTACCTACGTCTGGTTTTTCTGTATAGGCTACAGAGTTATTAGCTAATGCTCTTTGTTGATTATCTTCCCACCAAGCACCTGACTTAGCATTACGCATGCGGCTGTCTGAGAGGTTGCTAAGAGAGATTAAAGCACTTCGCCTCACCCCACCTACCACTACAACTTCTGCAATCTTGCACATTAAATCATGACAGTTTAATGAATGAAGTTTTCTTTGTTGTTTCTCCATTGCATCTTTAAAAATATTAATAGTAAAATTAAATAACTCTTCAAGAGGATCTGGGCCACTTGCTCTGCCTCCAAAAGTTTTAAGTCTAGCACCATAAGGTCTAATGTTTGAGACATCCCATGTAGGAACTTGTCCTGAATATAGTAGAGACATAAGTTCTTTGTAAGCTTTTGCCCATCCTATTTTAGAATCAGCTACTTTAATAATAGTATCTGTAGGAAATAAATCTTCTGGTAAATCTGGTAATTGATTTATGTATTGCCGTTCAACGCTAAACCCTACACCTGTACCACACATAAGTATGTATAGTGTTTCATCAAAAGCTCTAGGTGTATCAACAGCTACATAGCTACAGTTAAATCCTGCTACGTTATCTTTTTCTAAAGCAGTACCTGCTGACATTAATGCTCTCATGCTTGGCATAACATCTAATGATAGTACAGCTTTTTGTAATGTAGATCTAATTACAGCATAGTCAATTTTATTTACATTAGTATTTTGTACTATTTGTTTTCCAAAGAAATCAAAGTATCTTGAAACTGTTTCTTCCCACGTTTCTCTGCGTTGATTCTCTTCGTTCCATCTAGCGTATCTACTTAGATGTATAAACTGTTGATAGTTTGTTGGTAGTTCAGTGTTGTTCATTTATATTCCTTTCCGATTTCATTGTAATATAATTCTTTAAAGTTAATATCCTGTATTAAAGAAACAGGTAAAGAGGTTAAGCCTGTAATTGTAGAAACATATTGTCTTGCATAAGGAAATATTATGTTAGGACAATCTACAGCTAATGCTTCATCTATTTCTTCTTGATTTGTATAGTTGTTAAGACTAAAAAATCCTGCGTAAATAAAGTTTAATATATATAAAATTTTATTGTGTGCTTTATCTTTAGCTATAATTTCTAAAGCTAAAGTTATTTCATAATTATCTTCATTGTTAATTTCAAAAGGAGCAAAAGAAGATGTACAGTTTAATTCAGTAACTACTTCCTTAGAAGGATTAAAAAAAATGTCAGGACTCTCTGGTATTTCAAGACTACTCTCTTTTAGAAAGACTGCTTTTATATTTATCTCATTGCTCATAATCTAAATGCCTGTGCTATTTGAAAAGTTAATAATAAAAATATTACAGAAGATAACATTAAAAATATAACAGGCATAAGAGCATCCCATAATTGTACCTCTACTTCTAATGTTCCTTCTTTTCCATTAAGCGTAATCTGAAATACAAGATAAAAAAAACATATTAAACTTTGTGTTAATGCAAGACCTGCCATTATTAATGCTGCTCTTATATCTGCACTCCATATAAAGTATGATCCTATTACCATACCAAAGAAAGGTATCATGTATAATAATCTACTTACCATTGTAATACTCCAATTCTGTTTCTTGTATTGTTACTAAGAGTCTAGCTTCATACCATTCTGCTTTCTTTAAATCTTCTACTCCATTTTTGTATCTGTATCTCCATCTATATTTCTGTGAGTTACCGCGTAAATATCCAATGTATTCTTCTGTACTTAACATAGCTTTAATAGAGTCAATACATTCAATCTTTCCTTGATTATAATGCTTTGGATTATTAACTGCATCTGTCATTGTTTTAATTCCTCTGGTAAAGTTTGTTCAGAGTACCAAGTAAACTGATTAGTTTCTGCCCATTCAGCATGAGTTCTTTTAGTACCATCTTTTCTTTTCTTAGCTCCTGGCATAGGGGCATAAGGTTTTTGAAACAAGAATATAAGTTCCATTGTATCAGGTAAAGACTTCCTAATCCAGATGTACTTACTGTACTCAGCGTGATCCCAGAACCTACCCTTTGCTTCAATAAGTATTTTATCTTTAACAAAGTCAGGTTCATACTTATGTTCTACAATGTAAGGTACTTTATTTGTATGATGATTCCAAGACTTAAGCAAGGTTTGATGTAAAGTATATTCCCATTTACTATCATAGCCTTTAGGAATATTTTTTTCTTTAGGTCTTACCTTGCGTGGAAATCTTTTAGGCATGCACTTCTTCTACTTTAGGTAAGCGTACAACTTTAGTTAAATAAGTAAAACCTGTAGAGTATTTAAAAGTTCTCAACCCTTTACCTTCATTAGCGTCTGCATGACATACAAACTTATGTGGACACCATTTACATTCTGTAGGTAACTGCATGTTACCATAAGAGCCGTTAGGTATAGGAGCATAACATCTAGCAGGAGGTGTTTTCTTTTTTAACTGTTTATTAAGTGTATCAATTTTTTGCCTGATGTTAGGCTTATCTAAACTTTGAGGTTTAAATAAACTTAACTCTCCTGATTCTTTATTGATAGCTAAGAACCCACCACCTGTAGTTTTTTCTGCTTCTTCATAGCCTGCTAATTGCGCAAGGTATCCGAAAGAATCTTTGTTAGGTAGTGTACCATCTTTAAATTTTCTAAAGGCAAAGTTAGAAGCTGATTTAATATCTACAACTTCTCCATCTATCTTACAATCCATGTGTCCTTTGATTCCTTTTATCTTAACTTCTTTTTGTTGGTCTGTTATTTTATGTCCTGATAAATTAACTAAGAACAAAACAACTTCTTCTAGTAAGTGACCATACAAAAATTTAATTTGAGTAGAGGCATCTATTGTATTTTTTTTAGGATCTGTTTTCATATCATACCATAGCTGTCTCTCTGGCCTACCTATGTTAGACATACGCAAGTAAGGTTTCTTTACTTCTCTTGGAGTAAGCCAATGTTTCATAGCTGCCTTCATACCTTCTGCAAATTCATCTAATTGTTTATCAGTAACCTTTAAAGTTTTACCGTCACTAAGTTTAGATACTTCTTTATAAATGTCTTCTACTACTGTATCTAATTTCTTCATGTTAATTTTCCTTTTAAATATTTAATACATCTTTTAAGAGTGTCTGTACTATCTAATACTCTACCTAATGCTGTGTTACAGTCATGACAAATGTATCCTCTAAACGTTTCAGTATCATGACAATGATCTAATGTCCAAGGAGTTAATTTTTTCCATCTACCATTTCTTTTTAAATCTTTTTCATTTCTTAAACATAAAGGACATTGATAGTTTGGATCAGCAGGAAAAGGATTTGTTTGCCTCAGCATATCTACTGTTCTATCTTTATTAGTTTTACACTCTGAACATATTGTATGGCGAGAAGGTTCTGTTCCTTCTGCTACTTTGTTTCTAATACCAAAAAACTTTTTATCTTTTTTTATATTACAGTGTCTACATCTTATTGTATCACTTTCTTTTTCTATATACATTGAATTATCTATTTCAAAAAGATTTAATTGTTCAGTGTGTTTCACTCCAGTTATCTCCTATTTGATATTCTCCATCTAAAGGACAATTAAGATTTAAAACATGTTGTGTATCTCTTATAGCCTGGACTCCTAGCTGTCCTACTTGATCAGCTTGATCTTCTTTAACTTCTATCTGCCATTCATCATGTACATTAGCTACAAAACGTGCGTTCAATCCAAGTTCTTTTATGCGATTATCTAATAAAACAAGTGCAGTCTTCATGATAATAGCACCTCCTCCTTGCAATAAAGTATTCAAAGCAGAGTAAACTTTTCTAATATGTATTACTCTACCGTCTAATGCTTTAAGATACTTTCTTGTTTGTGCCGCTCGCTCAACAGAAGTCGTAAGATTTCCAAGCGAGGGTAGATTGCGGATAAAACTAGATCTAAGTGTTGCACCTGCTTTAGCTGATCCTCCAACCACACTTCCAATTTTTGCATCTCCTGCTCCGTAGATGAGGGCATAGATAAAAGTTTTAGCCTGACTTCGTGATCCAAGTCTAGCAAGCTTTTGATTTGTTGTGTGAATATCTCCGTTGACAATTTCATTTATGTATTCCTTATTCTTCATGTAATGCGCTAATACTCTAAGCTCAAGACCAGATGCATCTATACCTACTAACTTATATCCTTCTGGTACTGTCCAACATTCTCTACATTCTTTACCATAAGGTTTATTAGAGCTTGGTGTTTGAGCAACGTTTGGACTACGGTGTGTCATTCTTCCAGTGATAGCTCCGTTAGGTATAACAAAGCCATGAACCCTGCTATCCTCAGATAATTCTAACCAAGAAGAAACTTGTGCTACTCTTTTCTGCAGCATCATAAACTCAGATATAAGTGTAGCTTCTGGTATACCTTTAACTTTTTCTAAAGTACTTTCATCTACTATAGGTTGACCAGTAGGTGTAAACTTAGTAGGTTTCCATCCAAAGTCTATAAGGTATTCACCAATTTGTTTTCTACTAGCAAGGTTAAACTCTACCCACTTCTGCCTCATAAAAGGTTTGTAGTTATTAGCTTTGACCTTAGCAAGTTCTTCGTCAGTTAACTTAGGTACTTTAGATAATGAACCATCTTTATTAAACTTAGGAGTAATTGTTTTATCATCTACCCATTTAGGTTTAAAAGTTTGATGTACTTGTTGTTCAAGTGTGGCCATCTTAGACTGTAACTTAGATGAAAGCATAAGAGCTTTCTGTTCATCCAACATAAAACCATGTAGCTCTTGTTCTTTCATAATCTTAGCTACAGAATGCTCAAGATCAATAGACTCTTGACTAAAATTTACAGCGTCTTTTAATAGTTTATAATATATTTCTGCATTAAGTTCTACATCTTGTATACAATACTCTGCCATTTCTTCAGTGTATTCTTCCCAACTATCAGGCTGATTACCTTTTCTTTTTTCTGCATTGTTAGGGTATAAATAGTATCCCCAGTTTTCTAAGCTATGTCCTCCAGGAAAAACAGGATTAACTAAGCGGGATACAACAAGAGTATCTTCAATGTGTTTAGTAAGTTTAAGATTAAAATGTTTGAGCAGGACAGGGATATCAAATCCTATAATATTATGCCCAATTAAAACGTCTGCGCTTTCTAATAGATCTACTGCATCTTGAAGTTTATCAGGAGGGAACAAGAAAGTTCCCCCTCCAATAACTTTAGCAACGATACAATGTATTGTGTTACCTTCAAGACCTTCTGTTTCTATATCAAATACTACTTTCTTAAAACGGTGATGAGCTATTTTGTTGGGGAGAGAAATCAGTGTCTGTTTCATATAGTCTTCCTGTATCTGAATTATATTTAAGGCTACAAGCTAATCCGGTATCCCCTGTGTATCTGGATTTTAAAACTCTTATCCTTGTTGTATTGGCTTCTTCTATATCATCTGCCTGTTGGTTTCTTTCTAAGGCTATTACACAATCTGATAGTTGTGATATTCCTTGTGATCCTTTTAGATGAGAGAGAGATACTTCTATGCCTTGCTCATGTCCTTTCTCACCTGCTGCTCTTCTAAGATGTGAAACAAGTATCATACCTACTCCTGTTTCTTCTACTAAAGATCTAAGGCGATTCATAAGATTATCAATGCCTCTTCTTTCATCACCTTCTGTCATTACATTTACAAGCATATGCAAGTGATCTACTACTACCCATTCACATTCACAACCTACTATAATGTATCTAAGTTTAGAAAAGATTTCATCTATATTTGTTGCTCCAAGATGAGCATGAATAAAGACTCTACCATCTTCAATTACATTGTCAAATAAATTTTCTAATTGTTCATTAGAATAGTTAGCTCTTTTCTCAGATAAATAAATTCTATCGTTAGCTTCTATAGATATAATTCCATCTGCTGTTCTAAGCCAGTTCTCTTCTAGAGCTACAATGCCTACATTATCTTGTGTGTTTTTAATGAGCCAGTGTTCTAGTTCTCTAGTCACACTAGACTTACCTAATCCTGTTCCTCCAGTAAGAGTAACTAACTCTCCTTTGCGCATACCATATAGTTTTTTATTCAAACCTTCCCATGGATAAGGAATACTTTCTTTGTCTTCACGTTCTAACCAATCATTCTTTTTGCTAGATAATTCCAGGATACCTGATGGTGTATATGTTTTAGCTTCCCACCAAGCCTTAGTAAACTCTTCAAACTTACCTTGCTTAAGCATATCATTAGCATCTTTAAAACCTGTAGGAAAAGACATGATCTTAGTTTTATTAGGCTTTAGTATTCTTGCTACTTGTCTAGCTGCTTTCTGTCCTGCATCATCATTATCAAATGCAAGTACTACATTCTCGTAAGCTTCTACAAACTCTATGCTTTCTCTTATATCTTTTACAGCAGAAGCACATCCACGTTTAAGAGATACTACTGCCCACTTACCTCCAAAGATTTGATGTACTGCCATAGCATCACACTCACCTTCTGTAATAGTAAGATACTTACCTCCTGTATTTCTATACAACTGCTCACCAAACAATCCTGTACCTTCAAAGTTACCACCAGAATAAAACTTTTTATTATCTATCTCTCTAGTTTTAGTAGCTGCTACTTCATTGTTATTGTAATAAGGATATATATGTTTGTTAGGACTAGATAAAACTCCAAAAATTTTAGCTGTTTTTAAAGTAATCTTTCTATCTTCAAGAGCATTGTATGATCCCTTGTAAGAATGTAGAAAGGAATTTATATCTGTAGGTAGAGTACTTACTGGCGGTGAGGGTTCACCAAATAATTTAGGTGCTGTTCTTTTATTACATCCAAAACAATAGGTATGGCCATCATCATATAAACTATTGTTGTCTTTACTTCCACAAGATTCACATGGAATGTGTTTAATAAATTTGCTTTTACTATTTGTATTCAATTTACTTCCCCAAGTTAAAGATAAAGATACTAGGTACTCCTTAGACTATATAAAAGGAGGCTTGCACAACGAATGCAACAAACTAAGAAGCACCTAGTGTTATTTTATTTAGATTTTTTTGTAGTGACTTTCTCCTCTTTTTTTATTTCATCACTTAACAAAACACAACCATGATTGATTTCCCATTGTGCAGATTCTAATTCATCAATAGCTTTTGCTTTCTTTTGATTAGCTAATTGTAATTTTAAAAACAATCTGCGTGGTTCACCTCTTGGTAAATCATTCACTGTATATTTTTTTTTATCTAAAGTTATAAAGGCTTCGCTCATTTAGAAGTCCCCTTCATCATACATTCCAGATCCATCTGGCTCATTGTATTCAACTAAATCAACAAGCTGTACAGCCCTAAGATCTCTGCCTTTACCTGCTTTACCTTGATAGTTCCAAGCGTATTCTTTGTATTGAATTTTAACAGTAGATCCATTGCCTATGTTAGGTAGGGAATCTACACGCTTACGGTTTTCATCTACTAATAAAGGTCTAGTATTTTGTCCACCACCTCTTCTATCTACATTTCTTTTGAAGTGAATGAACCTACCAAAGTCTTTCTCTTTTATGGGGTGTCCTCTATTTTCAAACTCAGTTAAAGTATCATCATCTAATACTAAACTAACTTCCCATTTAGAATCAAACGTAGTATTTGGAGTTACTACATTTGCATAGTAAGCGCGACCTGTAACTTCGCCAACACCACTTGCAGCATTAAAAGTATTTTCTTCTGCCATTTTTTTTTCCTCTTTCAGTTTATGTTACATTTAAATTAAAAGACATTTTACAATTAGATTGTAAGTTATCTTTAATAAATTTTAACTTAGATACATAAGAATGTACAGCACTTTCTAGTCTTCTAGGTGCGTTGTTAGACTCAACGTTCAATACATTTGCTACACCTTTTTGATCTACATCAAACATAACAGCAAGCGAATAAGAACCTCTACGTTTAATTTTATCTACAGCTTTCTGAATAACATTAGTTTTATTTTGTGATCCTGACATTAAAACATAAGCACACTTTTCTTTTTCTATTGGAGTTTCTACAGCAGTAAAGTCTATAGTATTTTCTACTACTTCAGGAGTAACTACAGGTTCTTCTACAATATCTTGTTCAACTGATTCTAATTTTTGTAGAATAAATTGTATCTGTTCTCTTAAAGATTCATCATTAGTTTTACTTTGATTTATTTCTACATCAAATCTTTCCATGTCTGCGTTCAACTGAGTAACAAATGCCTGAACACTTTTCTTTGACATGCTAACTTCATATTCAATAAATTTTTTATTATCTTCAATTACATTGTAAGCATCATTAAGTTCTCTTCTTGAAATACTTTCAATAGACTCTGCTCTTAATTCAAACATATCTTTTTTTACATCAAGAATTCTTTGAGCTAAAAGATCTATAGTTTGTGTAGACTTTTTAAATTCTTTTTGTATTTTATTTTGTTGCAGTAAGAAACAACCAAACACTATTGTTAGTATTATACAACCAGTTATAAAATTACTTTTCATTTCTTTGCTCCTATTTTTTTACGTTCAGTTCAATAGCATCAAGTGCTACTCCGTTCTCTACTTGCTCCTGGATTTCGTTTTCAATTAATTCTTCTATGTTAAATAGAGCTAGGCCTAATTGAGATTCCTTTCTTAATCCCATAGGGATACTAAGACTGCATGTAGTTAAAGCAGATTCAATCTGATAATATTTAAAAAGTTTATTATCATTCATCAGAAAGAATAGTTCTGTTTTGTTTGATTTCTTTTATCTTCATAGTATCTGCTTAGTTCTGCAAAACTATTTATATCAGGATATTTTTTAAGATACTTCATGATCCATTTGTGTGTCATGAAAGAAAGATACAATGTTTTACGCGCAACATAATAATCTTCATCAGGTACTAATTGATCTATATTATCTAATGAGACCTGAGCAGCATCTTCTTCGTTCAATAATGTTTTCATCCATTCTACTTGTAAAGGCTTTACTTTTTTTCTTAAAGCTTTAACTTTCTTTGCGTTCAATATAGTTCTCCTTGATCTCTATAGGATTATATAAGAAGTAACTGAGGGATGTCAAATCCCCCAGATTACAATCGCTACTAACATCACTATTAAAATAAACATAGGTATAGATTTTATAAGATTGTCTTTATCTTTATTCATAGATATGTCTTTCATGGATATATACATCTATTCTTTGTGCGTCTTCTAATTTACATTCTGCATGCCAATTAATATTACCAAAACGATTGGTATATTTTTCTAAGTTAGGATTGTTCTTTCCAAATCTACCATGACATTTAACATATAGCTTACGGTTTATATGTTTATTAAGAAACTTAACTGTATCTCTAAGTACATCTAATCTATATTCTTCTAGTACGTTTCCTTTGTTGACTGTCATTACATATGCTTTCGTTCTTTTCTTTTTCATTTTGTTTTCCTTTATAGTTTAAATTATTTTTTTAAAGCTTCGGCCATACTATCCCAACCTTCCATATCTTTTTTTAATTCCAGGAATAGAGGTTCTCTTAAGTCTCCAAGTAACTCTAAAGAATTTTCTAATTGCCATTGAGGTATGTTACCTATGTCATTTTCCATAGCCTGTAAAGTTTCTTTAATTACATCTGAAATATAATCTATCTTTTCTATATCGTTCATCCAATGTACTCCTCTAGTTCATTAATAGCTATGTGTAATTTACCTGCAATTAAATTCAAGGCTACTTTGCTTGGTCTAATAGCGCTCCTATCTGCAAACTTAGAAACAACTGGTTTTTTAGCAAGCACTTTAAATGCCCTAACAAAATGAACAATATCCATATCAAGAATATTTATATCCTTGCCCTCACTTGATGATTCATATTCAAAAGATTCCTGTATATCAAAAGGAAGGTAAGGTGCTTTTCTTTCTTCACACATTTGGTTTATCTCTAATAGTTTTTTAAGTTTCATTCTTTGGTACTCCGTAGTTGTTGTTCTTCATTTTTAAAATGTTCAAGTATTTCTATAACTTCATTGCTCTTGTGACCATCATCACCTATTGCAATGTCTACTGCTTCTCTAACTTCTTCTTTGCTATATTCTAAAACGTGTTGTTGCATATCTCTTTCTCCTCTTAATCCTGTAAAGCCATATAATAATCATCTATTGCTTGCGGTTCTAATTCTTCTTCTTTGATCCCCTTTAAAATATGAGCGATTACATCTACTGTCCACCCATTGCCTAACATTTTATATCTCTGAGTATTAGATACTCCTTCAGTGTATCCATCAGGTACTGTTTGTAATCTTTCACATTCCTTTACTGTTAGTTTTCTCCAAGTTAATCCATCAACAATTACTTTAGGTTCTCTGTGTCCTCCACCCATTGTTGTAAGTGTAGGTGCTTTGCCTTCAGGACTATAAACTCTTTTGATAATATCAAATCCTTTTAAGTCTGCCTCACCTACTTGGATACAACCACTAACAATTACATTATCTTTTTGTACTGTGGTTAATGTATTTGTTTTATCGTCAGGTCTAAGTTCTAATTGTTGTTGAATCTTTCCATCTTTATTATAGCGACCTCTGATTGCACCACCTTTATTATTAAATACTAATTGTCTTCTGTGTTTCTCAAAGTAACTTTTAAGATTCCCACCCTTAAAATAATTAGCATCAAGGCAATGTGATTTCTCTCTGTCTGTTACTCCATCCTCCAGAATATCAGCAAGTATAATTCCTTTATCTTCTGGCATATCAAAAGGGATGTTAGTCCAATATAATCTGTGTCTATTTTGTGCGCTGACCAAATTAGAATTAATGGCTACTGGTTCAACCCCAAGATACTCACTAATAATATCTTGAGATTCTTTTTTCATCCTGACATTTTCTAATAAGAAATATTTAGGCTTAAGAATCTTTAAGACTCTGACGAAATCAAAAAACAATTTACTTCTTGGATCTTCAAAGTTTAATTGATTGCCGGCAAAAGAAAATCCCTGACAAGGTGAGCCACCTATTACTAAATCAATTCCTATTTCATCTCTGATATATTCAAGCCTCCAATCTTCTAGCTTAGTTACATCACCCATATTCAAAGTGTAAGGGAAATTTTTCTTAGTAACTTGGATAGCCCATTTATCTATTTCACTAGCGTGATATGTTCCAACTGATATGCCCGCTTTCTTTAAAGCTAATTGTCCACAACTCATACCGTCAAACATTGAGAATACATTTATTGGTTTCATATTATCTTAACTCCAATTACTTTTTGTAATTTCTATAATATAAAGATTTCCATTTCTAACTTGTTCAATTAAGAACTCTTCTTCAGATATTTTTTTTTCTTTAAGATTGGTAGCTGTTGCTTTATCTATTTCTACCCAAGAAAAATCTACGTCATATGTGTGTATAGAATCTTTTGTCATCGTTCAATCCCCCGATTGATTATTTATTTAGTACCTATAATTTTAGCAGAATATGTGACCGCGTTCAACCACATTTAAATTGTGCGTTCAACAAAGTTTTATTTTTCTGAGTCCTTCCAAGTTATATTGTGGTCACTATAAAAATAATAATTAAAATATTTAATGCCGTTAGAGTCTAAAAAGTTAGCAGTGAATTGGATACTAAGTAAGCTCTCAACATTTCCCCACACCCAAGAATTTGTATTATCATTGTGCAANAATACTTTGTTNCCCTTTGGTTTTTTCATTGCGTTAGCTCCTTAGTTTTTAATACTGTTTTGATGCGTTGCCCATGCGAAGGATAAACAACTACACTTATTTTCTTATCCCAACAATGCCTGCAAGATTTGCATTGTCCTTCTTGATCTTGTGCGTTACATTTAATAAATGATTTCGGTAAAGATTTAATATGAAAGTTTGGCGCTATGGTGCTTGTGTTTTTTCCTTTTACTGTGTGACCTATAACAGAATCAGAAGACAGACGAACCACAACATTTGGCAATGAGTTTAATCGTTCAATCACGTTTGAAAACTTTGGAAATTTATATTGTCTGGTGGGAATCCAATGCTTACAGTGTGGCGTGGCTTTGCAGATTTGTAGA